TTTCAGGTACAGGCCATAACTTTAGGCTAGGTGTTAATTGTCTATCCAAAAAGAATTGATTAGGACGACTTTGTGTAGTCTTTGTGGGTATTGTTAAATACTCGTCACGGCTTAATCTTTCCAAAGAATAGTCCGTACCGTCTCTTCGAACAACAACCGATAGAATATCAATAATATCCTTATCCAGATTGTAATTACCCGTACCTTGAACAAGCGCTTGTGACCGCTGTTTTATTGTCCACTGATTTAAGCCTCTGTTGGCCCAATCCGCTAACAATAAATTAAGCGACCGTTTCGCTGTTTTTAGATCATAGCCTGTACGTACCTCCAAGCCACACCGCTCAAAAGCTTCTTCAACGTAATCGGCTACGTCTAATTCAAAGTCTTTACTACCCGATAAGGACATTTACTTCTTCTTTCTAACGGCTCCGCCTTTACGCATTTTCTTAACCATGCCTCCGCCTCGCATTTTCTTAACCATGCCTCCGCCTCGCATTTTCTTAACAGGCTTCTTTGTTGCTTTTAGTTGTCTGCCGGCTGTAGGCTTTGCACCTGCTTTTGCTTTTAGTTTTTTTCTAAGAGCCGCCCCTGCCGCAAACCCTGCGGGACGAACGGGGCCGCCCGGAATTTTCTTAGTAGGCTTTTTCTTTATTTTTCTAGGTTTCATCGCCATTTTTTAGTCTCCTATATAGCTGATTTCTAATTTCATATATGTCTTCGGCATCATACTCGTCACCATAACTAGCATAATAACCTTTTTTATTCAACTTATCTGCGGCTTTCTGTAAAACGGATAACCTTTGTACAAATATCATACAATAAGTTGTGTCATTTTCATAATCAAAAGTTACTTCTTCCACAAACTCACTAGGCTCGTCATCCGGGTGAAAACCCATAACCCATATATCCTTATCAATAAACATACCGTTGGATATAGCTTCGTTTAAATCATGAAAATACTCATGAAACTCTTCCGCGGTTTTATCGTTCGCTAAATCAATGATGATAGCTAGTTCAAAATTATCGTCAAACTGGGAAATACAGGAATACAACTGTTGATAGTTGTCTTCCTTTTTAAAAAGTAGCGCTGTTTTCTGCTCTAATAAAGATTTTTTTGCGTAAGGGCACGGCGGTAGGTTATTAAAAAGCGGGGAAGGTATAGATAAAACTTCTTCCGACCACCTCATGACTTCGGTTACAATTTCTTTTTCAATAGGATCACTGTAGAAATCTAAATTCATAACCTAGAAACCGACCCTTTTGTGAGTTTACGACGATTTGATAGAATTTTGCCGCAACCTTTTGCAACAACACCACCCTTAGACATGCGTTTTACTTTGGCCGCCTTAGTGTTTGAAACAACTTGCTTTCCTTTAGCGCCTTCACGCTTTTTTTTACGAGCTGTTGTAGCCCTTTGAGACTTGCTAAGACTATTCGCTTTAGCTCTTGGAAGGCACCTATCAGGATTTTTTTTATTTTTTGAAGTACCACATTTACCCGCGATGTTACCGCTGCTATCAACTCTGACCCAGTCTTCATTTAACCACTCCTTTAATTTACCCATTTACTTACTCTTTTTTTTACTAGCCTTTGCGTAATTAGGGTCTTTACAATACTTAGATGCCGCTAAATTAGCATACGCTGACGGATAAGTATCAAAAGTTCTTTCTGCCCAAGCTTTACCTTTTGGACATATCTTACTACCCTTACTTTTTGGCGAGGATTTTTTAGATTTTTTTGAATACGCCATATTTTAACCTATAAAAGCTTGGAAAAAAGGCATTCCTATTATTATAATTATAACACCCCAAAGTTTGTTACCCACAGATTTTAAAGAAGTCAAAAACTCGTTTTGTCTTTCCTCAATGCGTTTATAACGTAAATTACACTCAGCTTCATGCTTTTCAAGCCTTGCTAGTATATCTTCATTTCTCATGTCAAAATCCATTCTGAGCAAGCTCTTTTGTGTTGTAATATATTACCTTCATTAAGTTTTATTTTTTTACCGCACCTGCAAACCCAAAAAGGTTTTTTTGCAAAGGTTTCTTTCATTTTATCTATGCTTTCTTTAGTATGAAACTTACCTTTAAAACGAGGGGATTTACCAGACATCTTACGCATTATTTCCGACAGATCTTCCGCTGACTTTTTTGCTTGTAATTTTAACCACTTAGCCTTACCGCCTTTAGAGCCCGCTTCCGAGGCACCTATAAGCCAACCTTTTCTATCCCCTTTCCAAGGAAAACCCATTTCTAGGTGAAGACGATGATGTTCTTCAGGGGTGACAGCTATCAAGTTTTCAATATCATTATTGTTTCGGTCGCCATCTATGTGGTGTATATGATACCCTTTAGGCACAGGACCATGTGCCTCTACGTATATTTTACGATATATACGGTCACGGCCCATACTTCACCAAGCCTTACACGACCAGTATCGGGCACTGAATTTATCTTTAGACGTTTCGCATTTGTGCCTAGCTCTAAAACTTTTTCGTCGAGCAGGCTGTGCTTTTTTTATTTTCATATTAGGATCACCAAACCGAACAAGTTTGATCTGATCCCCTTTTTTAGCTAAAACCGCGCTTTTTTTATTTTTACCGGGAGTTCGTTTAGGTTTGTTGTAGCCTGAAAAAACTTCACCTCTGTATTTTATTTTACCAGATGGAGTACGAGTAACGTTTTTAGTAGAAGCCACCTTACTCTCCTAATTGTAAAACACAGTAACATTAGAAACATTGGTTAAAACGGCGAAGCAACCCTCGGGAAAAACCATACCTTCATCAGGTACATAGACGTTATCGTCGGTGTTGTTAGCAAAAGCCAACGTTAAAAAAGTAGTTCCACTTGCATCTGACCCGTTTTTTAAAACTAAGGTAGGGCTAGTTCCGCAGGTATAGTGAATTGCTTTCACGCGAGTTCTTCCACCAAATACAGCACCTGAAGCTGTTAGGTATGTAGCTTTGACGTCTGAGGCCATTTTAAATCCTTACTACGCCCAAAACACAGTAACCGAAGTACAAGCTGTAAACACTGAAACGTATATATCGCCTACGCGAATACCTTCGTCGGGTATGTTTACAGAATGTGTGTCAGAGGCATCTAAATCCATATCAAGGACAATTGCTCCGCCATTGCCATCCGTAAAGGTAATACGCGGCGTCCCTGTGGTTGTTTTTACTTGAACTTGTCGAATACGAGCAGGACCAACACCGGCAGAACCGGTGCTTGTCAAGCGTTTTGATCTTACATCAGAACCTGCCATAGGTCACTCCTTTAAGAGAGTGCTGCACCAACGGCAGTTACCCAAGCGGCACCTGTGTTAATCACTAAACAATATTCGTTATTACCTGCGCCGTTATCGCTGATAACGTAAACAGTACCTGCGGGTACAGAACCAAAAGCAGGTAGGTTTGCGGTAGTTACTACGGGGTATATGAAGGCCGCGTCTGATTTGACGGGACCTGAAAAAGTTGAACGAGCCATGTGTATCTCCTGTCGTGGCTAATGTCAGCTACACAATGTAACTGTCAGGGTTATTTTATAATACAGTATAAGATACAAAAAAGAAAGGGGTAACTTTCGTCACCCCTTTCCGATTTTTAGTTATGAAACTAAGCTTACGCTCCGGGTGTACCGAATACGCTACGCCAGTCTGAAACGCCAAAACTATAACGCTCACGCGCTTTGAAACGCATGTTACCAGTGTCAAAATCACCTTCCATTGCCGTTTTAATTGGCGAACGGTTGAAGAATTTGAAGCCGTTTGGTGCATCTGTTTTGATGAAATATGCGTCGCTATCTGTGAGGAAGTGGTTTACCACTGCTCCATCAGGTAACATACCCATGTTTTTCATTGCGTTAAGATCGTTATCAGCAGTACCTGAACGTAGGTTAGAGTTAATTACTCTTTCTGCAATAAACTGAAGCTCTTTTGGAATTACAAGCTTCATGCCGCGTACAGCAATCTTAAGACCACGTTCGTCTGTCATACCTGCGATCTCGATTAGCATCTGCTCTAATGAAGTTTCATTAAGGTCAGCCGCTGTTGCGAGAAGGTTAGTTTGATTTCCAGATAAACTAGGGTGCGCGTTTGAACAAAGTGCTGCACCATCACCAATAGCAGAAGCGCCTGCTGTGAACGCATTGTTCAGTATAGCAGCAGCTTTTATTTGCTTGGTTTGAGCCATTGAACGAGCCAATGCCTTAGTGTAGCGCGATGCAAGACGATCATAAAGATTGTCTTCAATAGCTTCCTCAGTAATTGAGAATGCAAGCGCAATAGTTTCGTGGGTGTAACGAGCTGTGTATGTCTCTTGAGCATCGTCAAAGCTGATGGCAGTGCCTTCGCCTTTAACAGGTGCTGTTGAGAATCCACCAAGCATTACTTCTTCTTCGAAGGCTCTGTCGGAACTTTCCTCTTCAAAGATTTCGCCATGCTCGTTCTCGTAACGATTGTATTCTAGCCCAAATAAAGCATTAAGGCCGGGTTCTAGCTCTTTAGCTAGTTGACTTCTTGAAATAGCCATTAGTTAACCTCCTTATATACCAGTTGATGTCGCGGTAGTCTGCGAATCAAAACGGCTAGTTGGTGCATTGAAATGAGCATTGATACGAACAATCAAAGGAATACCGGCAGAAGCGAAATCGCTGTTTGCTGCATCATCCATAACACCTACGATACGAAGCGGTAGCGTCGCTGTAGTGTTGATTGTTGAAACGCCCAAGGCGGAATTAGAGTTACCATTGTCGGTAGACCCTGTACGAGCAGACGTACCTAAAGACGCATTCGCGAAGACTGCGGCTTGAGCTGTTGCTCTATCGGTTAAAGAAGCGTCAGACGCAACTTTAAATAGCTGATTTGGATTGTCAGCAACAAACGCCTTTACAGGGTGGTTTGTATCAACGCTAACAGAACCCGAACCGGGCCAGTAGTTAATGAAGACTGGTTTCTTTGAAACTGAGTCAACGTATTCTACACCCATCAGGACACCTAACGCTTGTGTAGTACCACCATTAGTAGCACCTGCACGATCAATAACGCCTGCGGCCAAAGGCACGCAAAGACCATATTGAAATATAGCATTAGTATTATTGGATGCGATTTCATACTGAGTTACCCCAGTAGAGTTAGCCGCAGAGCCATTAAGCCCGATAGGACGTAGACCATAGGCAGTGTTTTGGTTTGCCATAAGATTTTCTCCTAAAGAGGGTGGTCCTTTTTATTTTCTAGGGCCACCAAAGGTTACACGAGATTGACGATCAGCATTACTGATCCTCATTGATGAATGTGCATTCTCACGCATCATATCGTGATCCACAGCTTCCATTTGGTCCTGACTTCTTTTTCTAAAGTAATCAGTCCTCTCGGCTACTGTTTCTAACGGTATTCTGGCAAGAAGCAGTCCGCCTACTCCGAAGACACCTTGATATTTACCTGTTTCGACTACTGGAGATTCAAAGTCAGGGTATTCGTCCTTACGAACTAATTCCCAACCTTCTCTCATTTTCGCACTGATGTTTTTAGTATCATCAAAACCGCGCGTTTCGGCACGTATCCAACGATGCTTAAATCCTTCAGGGGCAGGTGGTGCATCTAACATTGACGGGGGAGCCCAAGGCTTACGAATTGCCTGTTTTTCCCTAGTTTGGTTGGCGCGAGGGGCCCTATTGATTGCTGAACCTGTTTGTTTTGTTTGTTCTGTCATCGATCTACTCCTTCACGTATTTCGCATATTCTTCAAGCGGCACACCCAATTTCTTCGCTATCGCGACTTGGCTAGGAGTGAGTCTAACCTTTTTCCCACTGCGTCCAGAATTATTTCTAGAGGCTCCAACAACCGTCTGAACGGGTCGTCTGTTAGTAGCCTGTTTACCCGTATTAAACTTTGAAGCAATACGGTTATCTAGTTCACTATAGTAGTCATCGCTCGTCGGGTCAAACCCTTCTTCCTCGACTAACTTTTTATGTATACCAAAAGCAGCATATGTCATAGCTTCATCCGAGCCGAACCAACTGTTTCGTAAAGCCCATTTTTCGGCTTTTGGATCCGGTCTTTTTGGTTGTTGGGCGGGCATAGGCTGACGAGAAGCGTGCTGTTGTGCCGCCGCTGCCTGCTGTTGTGCCGCCGCTTGTTGTTGCTGTGCCCGTTCTGATTGAGCCCTAGCTTGGTTTGCTCTGTCGGCCTGAATAGCCAAGCTTGTTAAATTTCTTTGGGCCTCAACAGTTGCAGAGGCGTCCCCTAGATCTATAGCTCTAGCTAAAGCGGCTTCCGCTTGTTGCATTTGACTATTGACGCGATTACTAAATTCAGACACATAATTGCTGTCTAAATTCTGCATACGTTGCTTTAGTCCTGCTGATTCGTTTTGAACGCCCTGCGCATAACGAATCGCTTCTTTTTCACGACGTTCTGCTTCGCGCATTTTTTTAGTAAGACGGTCAATACGTTTTTGTGTTGAACTCTCCGCTTTCTTAAACTGGTCGTCTTTCGAATCAGGGGTGGTTTCGACAAACGAATCCGAGGGCTCGGGTCCTGTTTCCTCGACCTCGATTTCTATATCGACGGCTTCTTCTTGGTTTTCCATAAGTTTTTTCCTTTATGTTAATTGATGAATATCTTCTGGATCTAAAATTGTTGAAAGTATCTCGTCATCATTTAGAATACGGACTTCTCCGCCGTCTATCTGGAAACGAGAACCTGCGTAACGAGCAAATAATACCCATTGTTTTTCCACGCACCACGGTCCCGATGGAAACTTTGTTTTGTCTCCATAGGCAAGCGGCCCTGTTTTTAGTACGTAACCCACTTGTGTGGATATTTGACTTTTTTCCTGTGTTTCATGCGGTAAAAATATACCGCCCGCCGTTTTAGCCCTGCCTTGGTAAGGTAGAACTAATATACGCCAACCCGTAGGCTCAGGCATTCTGTCAAGAAGAGATTTACCAATCATATCAGGATTTAACCGAGGCTTATCTGTGTAAGCATCCGCAAGATTAGGTTTATCCGATGTTTTTATTGGTTCTGATGCACCCGCCTTTAAACTGCTTTTTATAGTTTTAGGTAGTGCAGACAAATCGATTTTAGATTTAGTCATGAGATCGCTCCTGTTTCTCTAGCAGGCCCTTGAGTTCCTGTTCCACGTGATTTAGGGCTTCAATGTTGCCCATAAGCTCACGATATTGCTCCATAGATTTTACATTTCCAAACTGCATTAAATCTATGATCGCTTGGCGTCTTTCTCTCAAGATTCTGAAAGTCGCTTCCGCAATTAATATTTCATCCATCAACACCTCACACGTTATAGAATTATGTTATACAACCCCCTTAGCAAATATATATACGATGCGCTAGGAAAAAATACAGGATTATGGGATTATTTCAAAGTGAGGCGCATCAATAAACGGTCTTCGGTTTTGCATTCGTCTGAGGTCAATATAACTATTCATTGCCTCCTCCATAGTACCATTCCACTCTGCTATATTCGGAACGGTCCAAGCCGCTCCCCACCTTACCTTAACATTTAATTCCCTTGCAGATTCTGCCATAGCTTCTGCTATGTCGTCATATAAACTTATTTCCCAACTCGGCCGAGAACCGCAGTACGCCATTAAGTCTACAGCTAATCCTTCTAAATGTTTTGATTTATACGTTTTACTAGCGCCCTGTTCAACAAGTTCGATCTGCTCTTTCATTGTGCGCAATCCGCACACAACACCAAAGTCTACGTTTGTTTTTGTAATGGCTACCTTTACAAGATAGACAAGCTTAGGGTCTACACCCTTAAGCTTTCTCAGACTTCTCCGAGATAGTTTAAATGTCATTTTGTAAGACCTTTTGTTTTTTCAAAAGTGCGAAGACCACCTAGACCTAGCATACCCATAAGAACCGTCATAAGGCTCCCCATGTCAAACTCAGGTAGTTCAGGTGTTTCAACACCTGTGTACGCAAAAACAAATATAAGCATAGGCGCTAAAACAAAATGCCAAACCATTGCAAAGGATAAACCCCAACCTAAAAAAGGCCGCCAACCTGCTACAAAAATAGAACGGTGTTGGGCTTCAATCTTGTTTATTTCTAACTGACCCATATTAGCTTCATGAGCCTGTCTTTCGGCCATAGTAGCTATTTCATGAGCTAACTTAGCACGTTCATCTGCATCAGGGATAAATTTATCTAATAGACTAGATATAGGTGATATTAAAGCCTTTAACATTACGGTGCTGAACTACCTACATTTTTTATAAAGGCTATCTTGTAAGCCTCTATCTCTTCTGGGGTCATTCCTTCGTAAAGTCGGTCTAATCTTTCTTGTAACTCTCGAGCTCTATAGTTTTCCATACGAGTATCCACGTATCCCGCCAACTCTTCTCCAACCTGTCTATCTAACCCTTCATACGGGTTTAATAGTAACACTTTACTTATTCCTTTGGGAATAGTGTCTAATAAATAGTCTTTGATATCGTAATTTTCATCAGCAGTTTTATTAAAATAACCGGGATCCTTAACCTCTCCACCTTCCGCATATTTGGCACCCTGCGGCGCAAAATACCTTTGTGATAGATCATCTTTAGGACCAACTATTGTTTCGTTAGCTTGCATACTTACCGTATTAGGTCCGGGCCTAGCAAAAGGATTTTGACCTGTTCTGTCGGGTTGTAATCCTTTCAGTTCATAGTCGGTTGCAACCATGGGTACTTCAGTAGGAAAAAAAGAAGGTTGGTCAACAGATACACTGTAATTGCCACTAGGATCAGAAATTGTGTTGGTATCCCCAGTATAGGCGGGTGTCTGAACATTACCCATATAAGTTGTCGGTACCGTAGAAGGAGGTGCAGCGTATGGAGTTCTTTCTTCTACTAAAGTAGGTCTAGGAACAAAACCTGTGGGACCGCTTGTAAAAGAACTTAAGGCCGCCGCTTGTTCGGCTGTCATCATATTGGTTGGTAAGTCCATAATACCTTCAGGCATAGGTGTGTTTTCTTGTACGGGTAATAAGGTGGGCGGCACAGGAGTAGGTGCTACAGGGGGTGACGGTATTGCTACAGGAGGTGCCATTGCTACAGGAGGTGGAACCTTTACCGTTTGGTCAAAACCAGAAGGTCCCTTAGTTGCATCAAACAGCATTTTATTAAATAAACTCATTATAACACTCCTTGAAAGCGTTGAGGCCTAGCTATGGGGCTAAAACGCTTTATCGCTTTTGTCTTTTTAGTAGATCTTTTTTTAACACGCATACTAACAGCCTATGTAACTACCACCACGTTTAGCCGCACCCATTCCTCGTGCTGTTTTCTTAACAACAGGTTTTGAAGCATCGCCCTTGTAATCTACTACAGCCGCAGGAATTGATACGGACGCTGTACTCCCATAAGGTATTCTACCTTGGTCGTCTATCTGCGCATATGTTACTGCTTTTGGGGTGGGTGATGGGGCTTTACCCATATACTTTACTTTACCTGTCATGAGCCTTCTCCTTTTGTAGACGCTGCTTTTGCTTGTTGTTTTAATATTTCTCTCTGCATAGACGAATCAATCCTAGCTTGAGACGTAGCTTCTTGTGATTCAAGTCTTCTATCAAACTGTTCATTACGGGACTGAGCTTTCTGCGCGTCAAGTTGTACCTTAGTTTGATCCAACTGTTGAGACGCTTGATTATCCTGCTCTCGTATCTGCAACTCTTTCTCTTTAAGCTGAACAAGAGGATCAGGCTGACCTGCTCCCGACAATTGCTGATTAAGTTGTTGTACTTGCTGCAATCCTTCCGCCATGTACTGCGCCGCTAAACTTTCAACTTCTAACATATCACCCTCGGAAGCCGATTGGCCACCTTTTTGCTGTACCTGCTGTAAATATGCAACCGCTGCTTTTTCCTTAGCTTCAATCTGCACATGCTCCATAACGTGTTTCTGTAAAGACGCGGCGTGCGCAGGATTACCCGAAATCATAGGGCTCATACCAAAAATTAAATGTGCTGTAATATGCGCCATATGGTTCTGACCTTCAAAAGCATGAAGAGGTATCATATCTAAAACATCAATGTTTTCTTGCGCAGGGTCTACAGGAGAAGGCTGATTAGGTGGAACCTGTTTCATTATTCTATCAACATCTGTAATACCTAAAGCTTCGTACATATCACGGAAAACTTCAGGTAAATTATGTAACTCAGGCGCTTGTGTAGCCAACTGTAACTTCGTTTGAGCCAGTACAATACGTTGAGATTGACTAAATACGTTAGGATTACTTACAGGTACTATATCAACTCTACCATCAAAGTCTGTGCTCATCACTGTTTCGTCGGCACCTGCCACAGAATATGGATATTGCTGCGGTAAACTCTCAGACATAACACGCGATAAGATTTTAAACTCTTTACGCATTGCATAATGTAATCTTTTATGAACAGCGCTCATGACACGTGAGCCTTGTTCCATCATAGCCATCGTTGTTCCGACGGCCGCGTTCTCGTTACCGTCGCCCACGCGCATATCTGTAATAGTCGCGAACCGTTGACCGGCTTGTACAACAAAACCTAGCAAATTAAATAGGGTCTGGTCGGGTCCTTTGAAAGGAAGTGGCATTAAACTGTCGCGAATAGCGCCGCCCGGAGCGTCTACATCCCTAAATTCTCCCGGTTGTAGTGGGTCATCGTCATCCCTGATCCGTAGGCCGCGGGCCTTGAAACCTGCAGGAAGGTTCGAAAGTGTACCCGCATCAATTAATTGTCTTAAAGAAGAAGTAGCGGCTCGCGATAAACCACCAATTGTGTGGATTAACCCTAAACCATAGAAACCAAACCCCGGTAAGAATTTGAAATGTGTGAAGTATTGTATTTTTTTCTTACGTTCGTCGTCTTCTAAGTAATTTCTACGAATAGAAAGTATTTCACCATTGTCTTCAGAAATAGTAACAATATAGGGTACCTTGATTCCAGTAGGTTCATCATCTTCACCTAAGTCTTCGTAACCTTCTAGGTCTAAATCTACGTGACACTCCAGTATGGTACAGTCATAATCTATTTGATTAGGTTCAAACCCTTCAATACGGTTCATTTCACCTTCTAATTCAGACATTTCACCTTGTGCGGGGATAACATCAACGTCTAAATATGTACCCGCAACCTGTCTTTTACGTAAATCGTTAAGAGACATACGTACAACTTGCGTGATATTAGGGCAGGTTTCTAGGTCGGCAGTCTCGTAAGGAACAACTAAATTTTCTGCAGGAACGAACTTAGATACTGCGCGGCCTAGGGTTTCATCATAGTATGTTTTTTTAAATGTGGAACCCGCTAAAGGTAAATAAAACAACATTTGGTCCATATCAGGTGTATATTCT